GGCGACGTGCGTGCCGTACAGCCAGCACTGCAACGCCGGGCCTTGCACCAAGTATGATTCGATGAAATCGCGCGCGTCGGTGCGCACGTTCGTCCATTCGTCCGTGCCGCCGGTCTTGAAGATCAGCGCCGAGACGTCGGGATCGGCCGGCGGCGCCGAAACGATCACATGCGAGCCGAGATAGGTTTTCGTGTCGGCGCTCAGCGCCATCATGATTGCCTTGCGCAGGTTCACGCGCCCGGCGGTGCGGTCCTCGCGGCTAATATCCGCGAACAGGTTGTCGGCCTGGTTGTCGGGGATGACCGTGCTCGTCATCTGGCCGCCGCCGTTGTCGGCGTCGCTCAGGCGTTGCGTGGCGAGGAGTGCGACGTTGAGAAGGGTCATTTCGGGCGCCCTGAAAATGAGAAGGGCCGCTCGTGGCGGCCCTTCGGGGTTGGAATGCGGAGTTCAGCTATGCGGAGGCTTGAACCAGCCTGAGCGTCAGTGAATAGGCGAACGTGTCGTCTCGCGGGAAGTAGTCGAGCACCGGATCCGCTTCAACGGCCGGTGTGTCGCCGTCATAGCGGAAGCGGACGCTGTAGGTCGTGCCGTCGTTGTAGGTGAGAGCCATCGGCGCGGTCAGCGGCGCATCTGAAAGCGCCTGCAGCGCGTCGATGACGTCCTGTGTCACCCATTCGTCCTGATCACCCTTCGCGACCAGCGTGATCGGGAAGCCGCCCTGCGCTTGCCACTCTTCGATGATCTGCGCACCGTTGGCGCCACGATCGCGCTGCTGCGCGACGAGGTTTCGCTTCTTGCGATCGATCCACTCCATTCCGGCTGGCAGCGTGATCGTGGTCGCGCCGGATACCAGCGTGATGACGTCATAAGTCGACATGGGTCACCCGAGGATTGAGTTAGCGCGACCGTTCGCCAGTTGCCGGACGAAGGCCGTTGCGAGCTGCTGTGCTTGGTCTTGCGTGCCGAAAACCTGAGCGGCCTTCGTTCCATCGACGTAGATATTGATCGGCTGCAAACCGGCCGGCACGGCCGCGGCTGCGCTGCTTGATGGGCTCGGCGCCGGCGGAGGAGTTGGAGCCGTGCTGGTCGCGCCGGCGGAGCCACCGCCGCTTGACTGCTGTTTTTGCTGATCGGCAATGTCCTTGAGCTTCTGCTCGTGGATCTGGCGAGCCAGTTCCAAATCCTTCTGCGCTTGCGCCTTGCCTGCGGCATCAGCTTTCGCAGCCAAGTCTTGAATCTGCTGAACGCGATCCTGATAGGCGCGGTTCTCGATCGCCGTCTGATCGTTTAGCTGCTGGTCGCGTTCGTCCTGCAATTGCTTGCCGAGATCGGAAATCGATTGGTTCGCCGCCTCGGATGCAGCCTTGAGTGCAGCCATTCGTTGCTGCGCGGCCTGAAGCGCCGCAAGCAACGGGGCGAGGTCTTGCTGCCCGAGAATTCCAACCGGATACGTCCCGGCCTGAATCGAGGCGATCATCTGGTCGACTTGCTTGCTCGTGTAGTTCGCGCGGTCACCGAGCTTCGAGAAGGCTTCGACGGATTCCGTTCCCAGGCGCGTCGTCAGGTCGACAACACCCTGCAGTTGAGTGCGCTCAGCCTGAATCTCATCCGTCGTTGCCTGCAGTGCCGCCTGCATGGCGCGCGCGACGCGGTCGAAACCGGATCCGTCGTCCGAATGGCCGATTTCGAAATTTCCCTTGAGCACCGTGTCATAGAAATTCGCAGCAACAGGCGATATTGCCGCGAACTGAGCGCGCGCATCGCCAATGCCCTGCGAGAGGGCTGCCATTCCATCGTTCGCGTGCTGCGTATTGGCTGTGGCGTGACCAAGTTGAACGGCGGCCTTATCGGCAGAGTCGCCCCATTCGGTGTAGTCGCGCTGTGCCTTGCTCGCGGCCTCAGCAGCATCGTCAGCAAGCAGCGCGGCGTTCTGCGCCGCTCGACCTTGCGTCGCAGAAGCTATCTCAGCTTTCGTCGCAAAGCTCTGTGCGGCGTCTCCTGCCTCTTCGTACGAAGGCGTGAGCTGCTGAATCTTGCCGTTGAGAGAAGAGATTTCTTGCTCAACGACTTTCAGTTTTGCGATAAGCGATGCCGCGCCGACCTTGTCGCCGGCAGCGAGCGCGTCATTGACCGCTTTGGCAATCTGATTGGCCTGGACTTCCAGTTTTCCAACAGAGTCTTGCAGCGCTCCAGAGATGCGTTGTGCGGCAGTCGTTCCAGCCGTTCCCATGCCATCGAGTTCGGCGCTCGCTGATGCGGCAGCGACTTGCACATCTGCCAGTTTGCGACCTGCGGCTTCCATGCCAGCCTGGAATTGAGCAGCGCCGATGCGGCCTGCATCGAACGCTTCCTGCAGTTTCGTCTTGAGTGCATCGATCTCGCCTTGCGTCTGCGCCTGGCTGAGCGCTTTGGCGAAGGCAAGTTGTATCTGCGCGCCCGTCGCGTTTGCGTTCGACGCGATGTCGGCGAAGGTCGAAATGATCTTCTGGCCGCCCTCCGTGAATTTGGCACCGGCCTGTTCGGCCGAGAGGCCCAACCGCTCGAGCTCAGTCTGCAGCGCGGCGCCCAGCGCAACCTTCAGTTCGTCCGCGTTTTCCTTGGCGTCCTTCAGCCTCTGCGTGACCTGCTGCTGGAACTGACGCAGGTCAGCGTCGTTGAGCTTGCTAAGTGCGCCGGCAAGTTCGGTCTGTACCGCGTCTTTCGCTTCGAGCGAGCGGATGGAAACCTGCTTGACGATATCGAGCACAGCATTGAGCCCGATCGGCGTCTGAATCTCGATCTTGCTGAAGGCTCCCTCGATCGCTGAGGCGGCCGACTCTCCGCCGGTCTTCAGAATGTCGAAGCGGTCGATGAGAGTCTGGACGTCAGCGCGGATCGCCTCGAGGGCTTCCTTCAGATGCGCACGCGCGGCTTCCGCTGCGTCGGCCAATTCCTTCAGGCGAGCAGATGCTGCCTCTACACCTTTGAAGTCGAGGTTGGCCTGGGCCTGGACCTTCAGCGCGGTGTAATACCTGGTCGCGTTCTCAAGCTGCGCGATGTATGACTCGGACTGCGCACGCGTCTTTCCGGCAAGCTGATCAGCGCTGGCGATTTCCGTGTCCGCATAGCCTTTGAGCTGGGCGGCGACAACCGAAGCACGCGCTGCAAGTTTCTCGCGCAAGGCAATCGTTTCATCCTGCGCCTTGTTCGAATCGAGTACTTGCTGATGATATTGCTCGGAGACATCCAGCAGCTTCTGAATTTGCGAAAGCGCGATATCGATGCCGACCGTAGCGATGCCGATCTTGATCGAATTCGGAATACTCCGAACTGCGCGACCGAGCGCGAACCAGCCCGCGTTCGGTGCGCCAGCAGCCGCAGCCGCCGCAGCAGTCTCTCTCGTTGCGGCGGCAAGGCCGCCCATGCGCGCCGCAGCGCCGGCCAGGTCGAGCGCCAGCAATGCGGTGCGAAACACGATGTACGCGCGCGCAGCCTCGCCGATCGCAGCGGCATGGTCGTAGACGAACTTGGCGGCCGATGAGGCAGCATTGCCGATCGCCACAATAGCGTCGGCGATCGCCTGCGCCTTTGCCTTTAGCGTGCCGTCGCCGATACCTGCCTTCAGTGCGGAATTGATCCCTTGCAGCTTCTGCTGCACAAAATCGTAAACGCCGGACTTCGCGATGAGGTTGAGGAATTCTTCCCACTGGTCCTTGACCTTGCTGGCCAAGGTGCCAAGCAGTGTCATCTGCCTCGAGGCATCGCCGGCAGCGGAGGCGCCGAGTTGATCGATTAGCAGCTTGATCGAGTCGCGGCCGATCAGGCCTTTCTTCGCCATGTCCTCGATTTCGTCGGCAGTCTTGCCGAACTGCTGCCCGAGGATCTGGGTGACCGGGATGCCTTGCTGCTGAAGCTGTGTCAGCTCGCGCGTGCTCAGCGCCCCCTTATTGTAGGCACGGCCGAGCGTTTCGATCAGCGTGTTCAGCGTGTCGACGCCACCGCCGAATTTCGCATTCGTGTCGATCAGCGCCTGGAGCGATCCGTCGAACGGGTCGAGCCCCTCTTTTTTCGCCTTGAGCGCCGCCGCGGCGACCTCTTCAAGCGAAAGCGGAACCTCCTCAGCCAAGTCCTTTACCTTGGACAGAGCCTCAGCGCCTTGCTCGGCGCCGCCGAACGCGTTGGCGAAATCGACGCCCCACTTCTGGAATTTGTCACCGGTGGCGAGGATGTCGCCGAGCTCTTCCTTCGCCTTCTCGAGCGCCAAGAATCCGCCGATCGTCAGCAGGAGCGTCTTGACGTTCTCGACGATCTTGCCGAACAGGCCGTATTTCTCGGACAGAGACTGGATGCTGACCGCCTCTTCCTTCGCTGCAGCGGAGCCTTGCTGGTGCGCAGCCGTGACTCGCGCTGCCTCCGCCGCCGTCGTGGCCAGGGTCGTCTGGAGCTGCCGCTCGGTCGCGTCGAGATTTTCGACGCTGAGTCCGCCGGCGCGCAGCGCATTCTCGTTCGCAGTTATCGTCGCTGACAGCGAGTTGTATTGCGCGTCCAGCGAGGTGACCGATGCGTTCGCTCGGTCCAGAGCGCGCGTCAGCGTTGCTGTCGGTGCCGCCGTCGAATCGAACTGCCCTTGCAACTGAGCGGCATTGGATTTGGCGAAGAACAGGGCGTCGCCGACTTCCTGCAGCTGCGCCTTGAGTGAAACCAGACCCGTTGCCTTTGCGGACTGATCAGCTATCCCTGCGAGCTTCTCCAGCAGCGTGTTCGCCAACGGCGCAGCATCGCCACCAGCTTTTCCGACAGCGACCAGGTCGCGCGCCATTGCTGACAGTTGATCGTTGCCGAGCGCCTCGATTTTGAATTGCAGGAGTTCGAGCTGGGTCGCCACTGTTATTTGGTCCTGAAGAGTTTGACGAGGCGCTGCGCCTCATCGGAAAGAACTTGGCCGCCGAACGAAATCAGCGCCGGGTAGATGTCGCCATGCTTCTTTTCCGAGACGGCGCGAGCGAAGGCAGGACCTTTGCGCACGACGATCGGCAAGCGGCCGACGAGGCCAGAGGCCTCGCGCACGACGACGCGGCTGGAATCCCGCCCTGTGCCGACCAGGGCCGTCTTGGAACGCGCGCCCGGCACGCGCTGCCAGACTTCTTTGCTTCCCCTGCGCATGAAGGTGTGCGGCAGCAGGAGCGGCCCTGAGTCGCGCCAGAAGGTCACGGTGACGCCCGGGCTCGATGGACCGCTCCATGTCGGCTTGAACGCCGAGACAGGCAGGCGCGAGCTGCTACCGGTCAAAACGATGCCGTCGGACGTGACCTTCACGGACAGATACGGCGAAACCTGGCGCGAGGTCAGGTTCATGATGTTGTCGCTGATCTGGCGCGCAGCCTCGGGCACGATTCGGCGCTTGAGCGTCGCGAGCGTGCGCTGCTTGGTCTGCTCGAGCTGTTTCTGCGACAGATCGGTGAACTGGGCTGCTCGGCGGATCAGCGCGTCGAAGTTGATCGAGACGCGCGAAGCCACGGGCCTTTCTCCGGGTGTTGCGTTGGGTCTTGCGGGTGACGCGGCGAGGGGTGAAGCGAGGAAGCGTGTTGCGGAAAAAGTCGCCCCGATGGCGCGGGGCGACTTTGGAGCTACGCGATATTGCGGTGAATCAGGTATTCGACGATGGATTGGCTACGGTCTGGGCCACGCGCAGAGCGCGGATGGTGTCCGCTTCGGTCTGCGTGAACTTGGCGCGATCGCCCGGGCGGAAGGTCTTGACGATCTCCTTGCCGTCCTTGTCGAACGTTCCCGTACGATGCTCGTGCGGCTTGTGGAACAAGAGCGTGATCTTCGGCTGCTCCGCGGCGGGTGCGGCGGCGCCGTCTTTGACTTCGGCCATCATGGTTCTCCGGCTGTGGTTTCAGGAACGGCCGCCTTATGCGAAGGCCGCCGGGAAGGTATCGATGTAGTCGGCGGTGAGAGGCGCGGCGCCACCGACCGAGATCGGCGACCCCTTCAGATCTAGCGAGGCGAAGTTCTCGCCCATGAAGTCGAGCGCCGACTGCGGGGCGACGACGATCTTCGGCACTTCGATCTGGAGGTATCTGCCGTTGACCAGGTTCTTGCCGTCGAACATCACGTTGATGTTCAACTGCGTGAACGTCTCGGCGGAGATCTTCGTGCCCGAGTAGGTGCCGTAGGCGTACGTGATCTTGACGTCGCCGACCGCGATCGCGCCAGACGCATAGCAGATGATCTGGCCCATCGAATAGTCGATGTCGTAATCCGTGCCCTCGACGTAGGTCGTGCTCGCGCCCGTGTTCGTGACGACGACTGTGGCTGCCGTGATGAAGCGGCGACCGGGGAAGATCGGAAGCCACAGATCGAGCACGCCGACCGCGAACGTCGCCGCGGTGATCGTGGCGCCGGTGACGCTCAGGCCAGTCGAGGAGCCGCGGAGGAACGTCTTGACGCCGTCGGCGTCGACCGTGTCGAACGTGAGCGTGATCTCGGACGGCTTCGGGATCGCGACCTGGTCGAGAATGCGACCGTAGCCGCCGATGGTCTTGGCCTTGCGCTGCTTGACGTCCGGCGCGCCCGGGTTGTATTCGAACTTGACCGCGTTCTTCGTGCCGAAATAGCCGACCGGCGTGACACCGTCGGCCGCCAACACGCCGAACTTCAGATTGCCCTGCGCGACGAAACCAGTGTCGAGGGGGAGAGCCATAAGGAAACCTCCGGAAATGAAAAAGGCCCGCAAATGCGAGCCTCGGGATTGCCCTTACGGGCGCTGGGTGTTGCGAATCAGTGCCGGGCAATGGCCCCGGCGCGCTTGCGTGCCATCACGGCAAACTCGCTGCCGGTCGCTCCGGACAGCGAAGTCATTGCGGCAGATAGTTCGCCGTTCCGGTGACTTGAATCACCATTGCGCCGAACCCTTCCGGCCGCTTTAGAATTTCTGCCTTCATGGCTTTCGCCATGCGGATGTTCTTCGGGGCTGATGGACTCCCCGGTGCCGATGCGTCTTGATCTAGCACGCGCTCGATATCAACGACGACGCGGTGCGCCATCTGTTTCGCGTTGGTCGGCGTGACCTTGATCGCAGCCTCGACGGTGAAGTCCACGCTGCGCTGCCGGCGATTGGTGGCGGCATCGGACGTGCGCGTCGTCGTGTTGACGTCGATTACTGTCGCGAGCGCGGTCGCCTCCGTCGGCGTCTGAACGTCCTCGACGAGCACGAGCTCGCCGATGTCGGTGAAGTAGCCGTTCGAGACGCGTACCTTCTGCAACTGCGACTGCAGCAGCAGCGCGAGTTGCCAGGTGACGGGGTCGGAGTCAGCCATTGAGCACGAACTCCGAAAGCGATTCGTCTTCGCTGGTCTTCTTCTCCAGCGTCCAGGTCTCAGTGCCGACCGTGAGCGTGCCGCCCTGCTCCGGTGTGACTTCAGCACGCAAAAAGTTCGCGACGACGCGATGGCCGACGACCTCGCCGAACTCGCCAAGCACCTGCACACCGCGATCGATCATCACCGTGCAGTTCGGATCGGTTCCGGGTGTTCCTCCCTTCGCCGTGTAGATGCCTGAATCCGCCTGCCCCGAACGAAGGAACGCCCGCGACATGCGGGCGTCCATCGAAGAGAGGCGAGCGGCTTGGCTCATGCTCAGGTCGTAGTACCCTGCAGGAGCACCTTCGGACGCGTGCAGTACGACAGCGGGTTGGATTGCGCCTCGAACTCGATGCGCTTGCCGTTCGGGTTCATGTACTGGCGCGAATAACGCGGCAGGCCTACGGTATTGACCGTCTCCATATAGTCGGCCGGTGCGTACACCGTGCGGAACAGGCCGGGAACGCCGACCGGGAAGATGCGCACTTCATCGACACCTACCATCGGTGTGTTGCCGATCGCGCCACGGTAGTTTTCGAACACGATGCCGCCGAATTCGAAGACGCCGTACACCTTGTTACCGTTCGGCTGCAGGTAACCGTCGCGGAGCACCTGCGCCATGTCGGTATTCTTGTAGGTGTTGCGCACTTCGATATTCGCGATCAGCGAGTCGAAGAAGTTGTCGCCACACAGCGCCCACACGCCGGTGAACGGCGTTCCGCCAAGGTTGTTGGCGATCGTACGCACCGCGCCGGCGCAGGTCTTGCGAATTGCACCGGTATCGGTTGATGCGTCGAGGTTGAAATCGATAGTCGCGGCTTGGCTGACGCCGAACTCGGTGAACAGGTTGTAGAGCGTCGAGCCGTCCTGGTTGAGGATGATTCCCTTCACCGCGCCGAGACGCTGATATTCCAGCGTCGGGTCGAGCACGAGGTTGACGGCGTCGGTCTGACGCTGATTCACGAGCGACATCACGCTCTGAACTTCGGACTCAGATCCGAACGCGCGCACCCCCATGACCTCATCGGCGTTGAAGCCGTCGTCGTACTGGTAATGCGGAACGACGAGCGAGCGCAGATTGCGCTTGTTCTTCGCCTTCGTTTCGCCAGGTCCACCGCGGGGCGAAGGATTCAGCAACTGCAGAACACCATCGATCTGTTCGATCGCAACCGAGAGTGTCGTGATGCCGCGCTCATTCCAGTCGATTACCTGGCCGCAGCGGCCGGGCACGAAGGGGATGTTGTTGACGGCATCCGTGAGGGAGGTAACGCCGAAGGCGTTGTCGTTGAAGATATCGAGCATGGGCATTGCGGCTTCTCCGTCGAGAAATGAAAAAGCCCGCATGCGCGGGCTCGGATTCGTGGCGAAAAAAAAGCCCGCTTTCGCGGGCTCCGGTTGGATGGTTGAGGTTCGGTCAGTTACGGACGATGATCCCGCGCGCGGCGAGCTGCGCAGCCGCAGCGGCCTTCTGGTCGTCGGTCGTGCCGGAATGCCACACGAGTTCGTGACCGTTCACGGTGCAGTCGCGCGCATCGACGACGCAGTCGGCATCGGCAGAGGTCGCATCGACGCCGGCGTAGAGGATTGCGTCGGCGCTATTCGTGCCGGCGACGAACTCGGTGTAGCCGGTCGAGGTGACCGCGATGGTGAACGCATCGCCGACAACGAAATCGGCGGACCCGTCCGCGATCGTGATCGTGATGTGATCGCTCGCAGATGCGCCGCCGCCGACGGTGATCTGGCGAACCAGTGTACCGTCCGGCGCCTCCAGATCGAAGGTTCCAGCATTGCTCGCGGCGGCGACGCAGCGCAGCTTGTAACTGCCGAGCTGCGCGTCGACGCCGAGCGCGCCGACGGTGATCACGCCGTTGCCGGACGGCGAACCGACCGCTGTTGCTGCGGCGGCGGACAGCGCCGCGTGCAGCACTGCGCCGGCGGCGAGGTTGTTTCCGGACTTGAGGGTGCCGTTCTCGCGCGAACGGTTGCCGTTGGCCTCCGAGAGGATGTGGCCGCCGGCGTGGGTGGTTTCGGTGAAGGACATGGTGGTCGTCTCCTGAGATCAGCGGTTGCCGCGATGGGTGCCAACGCTCCCCGCGGCGGCAGCGCGGCGGCGGGCGTAAACGTCCTGACGTGAATTGGATTGAGCGGGCTTCTGCGTCTGCGGAAGTGCGGTGACGATCTCGTCGGCCGGTGCGTCGGCGACGGCGCCGGCGAGCTCTGCGCGCGCCTGCTCAACACTGACGCAGCGTGTAACGAAGTGCGCGGCCTGGTCTTCGAGCTTCGCGGCCTTGCACAGATCGGCGATCTTCGAGGCAGTTTCGATGCGCGCCGGGATCTGCTCGACGGTAATCGAACTGGCGACCTTCGGGTCGAGCAGCGCGAGCTTCACGTCAGCGGCCAGCGTCGAGACTTGGACGGCTCGGGAGAGTGCCGCGAGTGCGGCGTCGGCGATTGCTTCGGCGCTGGGCTGTGCGGCCGGCGCCGGCAGAACGGTGTCATCTGGCATGGTCTGTGTCTCCTGCGCCGGCGCGTCCGGCTCTGCTGGTTGAGAAAGTTCGGCAATCAGATCTTCGAGCGTACCGACAGAATCGGCCAGGCCGACTGTGATCGCCTCGGCGCCGACGTACCACTGCGCTTCGGTGTTCATGACCTTGTCAAGATCCATCACGCGATAGCGCGAGACCGAACTGGCGAACAGGTCGCGAAGTTGGTCGACGGCTGCCTGTTCCTTGGCCATCGCATCGTCCGAAATCGGCTCGTGTGGATTGCCGTCGACCTTGTGCGCGCCGGAGAAGATGTAGGTCACCTTCACGCCGAGCTTGCCGTCGTAGCCGCTCTGGTCGATGTGGTAGGTGTAGACGCCGATCGACCCGACGCCGCCGGTGCGCGTCACCTGAATTCGGTCGCATGCGGCAGCGATCGCATACGCGGCCGAATAGGCCATATCGTCGACCTGCGCGACTATCGGCTTTTTGCCGCGCGCCGCGAAGATGTAGTCGGTCAGATCGAAGCAGCCTGACGCCATGCCGCCGGGCGAGTCCATTCTCAGCACGATCGCTTTGACGTTATCGTCGGCGAGCAGTTCATCGAACGCGCAGCGGATAGCGGCATAGCTCGCCGGGCCCGGGCCGCAGATATCCGGCATTGGGCGATTCACCAACGCACCGGAAATGTTGAGGATCGCAATCGATCCTGACTGCGCGCTCATTTCCTCTGGAGCGTCGACCGCACCATCGAGGTATGCACCGATCAGGCGCTCGCCCATCGTTGGATGCACGAGCAGCGGTTGCCCGAACGCGTGCGTATACAGCTTCGCGACGACAGAATGCTGCGGCCGGCGCCCAAACATTCGCGCCAGCAGTCCAGGCTTGGAGGCCATCAGTTTTCCTCTTGTGTCGAATCGGCGTTCGGATCGCCTGCGTTGTCATTCGCCGGGTTGTCCGTCCCGGGTTCTTGCGATCCTGCCGCCTTCTGCTGCGTAATACCGCGATCGGACGTGTAGCGCGGATCGCTGTCGAAGATGAATCCATGCTCGTCGCCGTGCGCGTTGTCTTCCGCAATCTGCGTCTCGACCTCTTCGGGGTCGTCGCCGTTCGAAAGAATGACGCTGCTGCGCGATTTGAACCCGCTGCGCACAGCTTTACGGTCAGCATCGACGTCCTGCACCGGATGCGAGTATGGGAAGCCGTGCGGCACCCAAAGCGTCTCGATGTACTCATCGCGCTTGCTTGCGTAGTCCGGCGCGTCGATCGCGCCAGACAGCACGGCTGCATCCCAGAAGGCCTCGCGCACGCGCTGGCATAGCATCGGGATCAGCACGAGCCATTGCCGCTGCTCTACGATCCGACGAAATTCGTTGAGGATAAGACGCAGCGCGCGGTCGGAAATTCCGTTCAGATCGCCCGTCAGAACCTCATACGGGATGCCGGCCCGCGCCGCGATCGCCATCAGCATCGTGCGCATGTACGGCGAGAAGTTCGTTCCCGCATCCGGCGGATTGGAAAACTCTGGCTTCACACCAGGCGGAAGTTCCTGCATCGTGCCTGGCTCAAGGCCAGCGAGCGGCGTTCCATCAGCCGCTGTTCCATTTTTAGCCTCGTCCAGCGGATGAGAGCCGAGCTCTCCCTCGCCAGCGAGTTGCGTGTAGAAACCGGTGAACAGGTTCGCCAGCTTCTGTCGCTCTAGGACGGCATCCTTGAAATTGTTGAGATTGAACATCTCGACCAAGGTCGAGGTCATGTGCGGCAAACCGCGCAATTGCCCTGCGCGAATCGGCTCATACACGTGAATGATCTGCTCGGCCGGAATCCGGCGGAGCTGCATGTCAGCGAAATTCGTGACCATCACGTCGCCTGGATGCTGCGGATACATCCAGTAAGCGACACGCTGACCGATGGCGTTGAACTCGATACCGGCGCGGATGAAATTCCCGTTGCTCGCCGTGGCGTAGTAGTTCGACGGGCACTGCTCGGCTTCGATAAGCTGAAGCTGCAGTGGAACTGGCAAACCGTCCGACGCGCGGCGGTTGCGTAGGCGAATGAATATCTCGCCGGCTTCGTGCCACTCGCGATCTGTCAAACCCTGCAGGCCGTAGAAATTGAAGATGCCGTCTGCGTCGCAGACTTTCGCCCATGCTTCCCAGACCGCCTTGACAAGTTTCTTGAACTGCGGCGTGCCGTTTACCGTCTTCGCCTGGATGCCGACGCCGATCTCGTTGCTGACCAGCTTGTCGAGCGCCGTGCCGGCCCACGGATCCTTGCGCGCAGCGTCGCGTGCGCGGGAAAGAATCGTACCCTGCTGACCGAGCGTGACGAGATTCGGGCCGGCATTCGACGGGCGCCACATCCGCAAGCGACGGCCTTGCCCGGCCGCATTATGGATCGGGTCCGATCCAGCTCCGTTGACGGAGAAGCCGTCAGCAGCCATAGCCCGTTCCGCCCTGGCTCACGCGCATGATCTTCCGTCGCGTAGTGCCGCTTGCTGCATTGATCTCCTCAAGCATCAATTGCCGCACCTTCAGCATCGCCTCGGTCGACTGGTAGGTCACAGTGCGATCGCGATATCGCCAGGTTAGTTCGCCACTGGCAATGACCGCGTCAAGCGATGCGACGTCGTCCAACGTGAAGGGCATGTCACCGTTCCAGATAAGAACTGCGCGCGACGCGCAAGGGGCGCACTACTGGCGCGGCCGGTTTCTCGGTCCCGTTGACGAACACGTCCGGGTTAGCATCCCACTCGGCCGCCCACGAAGGCGGGGATTTCCAATCAAACCGATCGGCGCCGAGCGCAATGGCCGCAGCGTGACCGTAATAGCAAAGGTCGAACGTCTCGTTCTTCCGCTTGTGCGGGTTTTCCCAGCGTCGCGCGCCGCGTGTCTCGGCCGTCAGTTCATCGAAGAATGATGTCGGCAGCCACTTCGGAAAATGGTAATAGCCCGGGCCGGCCGTCGATCGCTTGACGTCTGCCATCACCGCATCTTTCAGGACCGTTGCGCTCAGCAGCAGTACCGGCACGTCGCCGATCGCGCCGGACTGGCGATCCTTGCGCTTGCGCGCGTCAGGGAACGTCTCCTGCACTCGCGCCGCGCTATCCCGGTCGGTGCCCTTGACCAGGCGGAACTTGGACTGCAGGCCTTTCGTACGCAGCACGCGAAAGAACTCGTACGCGCGCTGTGTTACCCCCTCCTCGCCGCCGGAGTCGCAGACCGTGAGGCGCACCGGCATCGAACGGCCTGAGCCATCAGCAAGCGGATATCGCCGCGTGATAGCCTTTTCGATCAGACGCTCCCAATCTTCGACGAATCCGGCCGGGTCGATCGGGAAGACGCCGCCTTGTCCGTTGTCTCGCTCGGAACTCTTCAGCGCATAGCGATCGATGACCCACTTCTCGAGGCCGACTCCGTAGCCCATAACCTGAATCACAAACCGCGCGTTCTTGCCGGCCTGAATGTCGATCTGCGCAGTGAGGAAGCGCACGCCGGCGGGAACCTCGCCCTGAGGCCAATCCTCGGCGCGCTCCTGCAGATCATTGCCGGTCTGCTCGTTTCGAGCCGAGATCGGCAGGAACGGCATCGCCTGGTCAACGTTCGTAGTCGATTTCAGGGGCTTCGACTCGCCGGTCAGCGCGTACTGCTTCACCGCCTGCAGGTAGCGCTCGACCAGCGAGGTCCATGATTGGTATGCCGCAGCGACGCCACCGAGCCAGAAGCTCGCCGTACGCGATCGCACAAGCTCACCGGTGACCGTGCCGTCTGGCCACATCCGCTGACCCTCGCCAACCCAGCGACCGCTGAGATTCATCGAGCGTTTCCAGCGATGCTCCAAGCCGACACCGCAGCAGGTGCAGTGCAAGAGCGAATGCCGCTCTGATATAGCCAGCACGTCATCGACGACGACGCGCTCGAGCAATTCCTCAAATGCCGGCAGTCCGAACCCATCGATCCCTGGCGCCGCCTGGAACGGTTCCTTGCACTCCGGACAGAGCCAGTACCAGCGCCGGCGGTCGCCACGGTTGTACAGCGACAAGATTCCGTCCGCCGGCGGCGCCTCGTGCGGCGACCGCGGCCGCCACTTGGCGTCCGTGTAGTCGCGTGCCGGGCTCGACTCCGCGATGCACTTCCCTGACGACATGTAGGTCTGAATGCGCTTGAGCGCCAGACCAAACAACTCGTCGATCGACAGGTCGCCGGTGATGTTATCGACGTCCGTCAGCAACACGCGGCGCAGATCCTTGCCGCTGACCTGCGCAAGCGTCGGCCAGCCGAAGCGCAGAGCCATGCCGCTTCGGAAGAACTTCAGGTAGACGTTGTCGTCATGAGCGCGCGGACTCAAACGCTTCGCGAGCTCCGGGCTGCCCGTGATGGCGCGACCAATGCGCGTCTTGCTGTAGTCCTGCGCCTGCGATTCGTTCGTCTGGATGATCAGCGTGTCCGCCGGATCGTCCACGATCGAATACGCTACCACGCCATCTACCAGCGCAATGGTCTTTCCGGACCGCGCCGGACCAGCAAAGATGATCGCTTCGTACAGTCGACTGCGCGCCAGATCCATCGGCTCGCGCATGTACGGCGAGACGTCGACGCTCCAGTTCTGCGACGCCCCTGACGGATTGACGATCCGCAGGTTCGTGCCGACCGACTGGCTGACCGACACACGGCGCGCTGGCCGGATTGTCTCGGCTACGCCGATCCGGATCTGCGCAGCGCTCGCGTACATCAGGCCGCCGCGGCGGTCGCTACGATCCGGTCGTAAAGCTCTTGCCGCCGGCGATCGATGCCGTCGTGCAGCGCCTGAACCTGCTCGGGCGTCAGCGCCACATCGCGCTCGAGTTGGTCGGGCAGCGTTTCCAGGAACTGCGCCAGGTCCTTGACCATCACCGCGAGGTCCGCTTCGTGCTCCGAGGCTGGGATGAGCAGCCCTGCCCGCGTCTCGACATCGATGCGCTTGCTCTCGGACTGATACCAGTAGTTGCGCTGGTCAGGCGGCATCGTCTTCGGGTCGCGCATTCCCTGCTCGTCGAAGCCAGCCCCGCTCATCAGCGCCGGGCACGCATCGCGAAGCCGATAGACCGGATACCCGTTGCGCAACCCGTCGCTCGGAACGCTTGCCTGAGCCAGCCGTTTCGAGACCGTTTCCCGGGCCATGCCGAACTCTTCGGCCAGCCGGGCGATGCTCAGACGGACGTACCGGTCGTTCTGCTCCAGCACTTCACCCACGACAACGCGCTCCCAAGGCAGCTTGCCGTGCTGGCGGCCATGCTGCTGAAGTCAGAAAAATCCGAAAAATAGTGCCTTACCGCGGTCCTTTGCACCCGCGGTTAGGTCAGACCGGCTCAGGGACCCCGACAACAGTCTCAGGATGGCTGAGACGCACCAGTATTGGCGCCAGTGAGCGTGGCCGTCTCGCCGTCGATCTTCGCGCGCAGCGCATCGAGGTCGGCCACGACGCTCTGGATATCGGCATCGCTCGTGCCTGCCGGGAGGCTGTTGAGCTTGGCTGTGATGGCATCCAGCTCTGCGGACACGGAGGTGTTGAGGGAAGCGACTGCGGCTTTGAGATCGTCGATTGCGGCCATGAGACGTGACTCCATCTTTCGTAGTTGACGGGAGAACAGCCAAAGGATCCTGAGCACCATGGCTTCAGGCTGCC